TTAACATAAGTTAAAGTTGTTGCAGTATTTCTTGTAGTAGCAGTTAAACCAAATAAAGGTGGTTTAGTTGTACCAAGTACTTGACCAGTTGTAGAAATTAAAAACTGATTAGTATATTCCCCAGTTGTTTCATTTTGAGTTGCCTCAATAAATCCACCTAATGATCGGACTGGACCCGAAAAAGTTGTTAGTGCCATAGTTATATTCTCCTAGTTTTTCCAATCTAGTCTCTAGGCCGTCGACTATACGCGTCTAGATCAGAAGTTAATGTATAGTGATTTATTTCTACCAAATAAAAAGGGCCAGGTCAATAGACCCAGCCCTTTTATTAAACACTTAATGTAAGTGATTACGCAGCTCCCGGTGAACCGAAGATTCCTCTAGGATCAGAGAATCCAAATGAATATCTCTCTCTAGCTTTAAATCTCATGTTGCCAGTGTCGAAATCGCCTTCCATTGCTGTTTTTAATGAAGCTCTAACGAAATGCTTTAAGCCATTTGGCGCATCAGTTAAAATAAAGAATGCATCTGTGTCAGTTAAGAAATGATTAATTACATAACCTTCAGGTAACATTCCCATATTTTTGATAGCGTTAATGTCATTATCAGCAGTTCCTACTCTGCCTGCAGACTTCATAAGTCTTTCAGCGGTAAATTGTAATTCTTTAGGAATTACTAATTTTCTACCTTGAGTAGCGATCTTTAAGCCTCTTTCGTCAACGAAAGCAGCAATGTCAATCAAAGATTGTTCTAATGATGTTTCGTTAAGGTCAGCAGCTGTAGACAATTCATTTTTGAATGTTCCACCTGATACTAATGGATGGTCTGTAGCGCAAAGCTCTTTTCCGTCTCCACCAAGTTGAGAAGTGCTGAATGCATTGTTTAATACAGCAGCAGCTTTAACTTGTTTAGTATTAGCCATAGATCTTGCTAATGCTTTTGTATATCTTGCAGCGAGTCTGTCATACAAGTTATCTTCAATTGCTTCTTCAGTGATAGCAAATGCTAAAGCAATAGTTTCATGATTGTACCTTGCTGTAAAAGCTTCTTGCGCAGTATCAAAATTAATTGCTGCACCTTCTGATTTTACTGGGGCACTACCAAAACCTGATAGCATTACTTCTTCTTCGAAAGCTCTGTCAGATGATTCTTGTGTAAAGATCTCCGCATGCTCGTTTTCGTACCTTTGGTACTCAAGTCCAAACAAAGCGTTCAAACCTGGTTCTAGTTCTTTAACTAGTTGTGCTCGTGATATAGCCATAGTTTATATTCTCCGTTTAGTCGTTACCAACCGTACCGCTACGATACGCATGGTTGTTAATAATAACCAATACATCTACGCCTGATGGTGCAGCTGTATTAGAGTTGTCAGGGTTTTGCGAAATGTCGATTGCTTTCAACTGAAAAGTTGAAGAGCTGTCGCCTGTCGCAACATCAAGACTAAATCTTGAGTTTCCTGAGGTAGTGCTTCCTGCAGTTGGATTAATTTTGTAGTTAGCATAAAGATCTGCCACAACAAAAGTTGCATCTGCATTAATAGAGTACACTACATTTGGATCATCAATAACTGCTGCGATAATATCGTTAGCAGATACTGTTCCTGGATAGTAATTCTTATACGTCGGCTTTTGTGTAGTCGGGTCCGTATAATTTACACCGTTAAACACACCCACAACTGGAACGTCATTAGAAGAAGCTACAGCATTAATAGTTCCGTTAGTGGCATTTAGTTTTACTAAATCACCTTGGAATATTGCTTTGCCGTAATTTTTTAAAATACGATACCTGTTTTGTGAATTGTTAAATGGCGTACCACCCAATAGTCTTACTGGTTGTAGACCAGTATTTCCTGTTTGGTTTGACATATTTATTTTTCCTTTTTAGGGTTAACAATTTAGTAAAAAGAATTATTTCTTTTTACCTCCAAAACTAACCTGTGATGATCTATCAATACTCATAGGCATCTCAGGTCGCTGTTCCTTCAGAAGGTCGTTGTCAACCGCATTCATTTGATCTTTAGTTTTTCGTCTAAAGTGTTCATTACGCGACTCAACTATTTCTTCCGGTATCCTTGCCAGCGCAAGGCCACCTACTCCAATGATTCCAGCGTGATTTCCTTCTGCGATTACAGGGTAACCATGTCCGTCTTCTAATTCATCAGAACGAACAAATTCGTAACCCTCTCTCACTCTTTTAGAAACGTTACCTGTGTCTTGGTAACCTTGTGTTTCTAATCGGATCCATCTATGTTTGAATCCTGTTGGCGCTGGAGGCGCATCTAAGCTCGATGGTTGTTTCCAAACTTTTTTCCTTTCGGATTTAATTCTAGTTTGGTTTAGGCGCGAGGTTTTATCTATTTTAGTCATTTTATTGCTCCTTCACGTATTTAGCATATTCACTAATAGGTACACCCAGTCTCTTAGCCACATTGACTTGAGCTGAAGTTAACCTAACAGTTTTGCGTCCAGATTTTGCTGTTCTTGTTGCGGATGCCACAGACTGAACGGGCTTGCGGTTACCGATGTTAGTATTTTGTTCGTCCTTACTAACACTTTTATCCTCACTTGTAAACTCTTGTGGGAATTTCTTTTTCATATAAGAATCTATAGCTTCATAATACTCATCAGATTTAGCGTCATATCCTTCATTTTCTATGAGTTTTTTATGTAAAGCCAAGGCTGTATATGTCATAGCCTCATCCTTACCGAACCATGGGTTTTTAGAAGCCCAATCTTCAGCTTTAGGATCTGGCTGAATTACCGGTTGTTGAACAGTTCTTACTTGTTCTACTTCTTGTTTAACCGGAATCTCTTTAGCTTCAGATTCTCTTTCTAATTTAGAAACTCTTACTCTCTCTTCATCTACAGTAAGTCTTGCTAATGCTTCATTTGCATTTGCAATCTCTTCTGCATTTTGAGATTCAATAGCTGCTTTAAGTTTATCTCTTACAGCTAATTTCTGAGATTTAATTCTAGATTCAAACTCAGTAAGATAGTTATTATCCATAGACGTAAATCTTTTACGTATAGATTCGCTTTCTTCTTTTATTTGTTTAGCATAAGTGATAGCTTCGTTTTCTTTTCTTTCAGCTTCGCGAAGTTTCCAAGTTAGTTCACTAATTCTTTTTTGAACTCTTGTTTTGTGTTTTTCAAAGTCTTCTTCTTTTTTATCCTCTTCTTTTGTGGATAACTTTTCTTCTGACTTTTTTTCCTTTTCAGGTTTTGTTTCTTTTACTTCCTCTTTTTGTTCTTCAATTTCAATTTCAGGTTGTTTGTCCTTAACTGCTTGAAGCTTGTCTATTTCTTTTTGAATTTCATTAGAAGCTTCCTTATTTGGAAGATCTATTTCAACTTCAACCGTATCTTTTATTTCATCGTTCATAGTTGCTCCTTGTTAGTATACGTGAATAATATCTTCAGGGTTTTTAATTTTAGCAATGATTTCATCATCATTTAAGATACGAACTTCACCACCTTCAATTTTAAATCTTGAACCAGCATATCTTCCAAAAATTACCCAATCTTTTGCCTTGCACCATGGGCCTTCTGGAAATTTATCTTTATCAGCATAAGCAAGATCACCAACTTTCAATACGTAACCAACAACGGTAGTAAGTTGCGTACGCTCAACTGCTTCATCAGGTAAATATAATCCACCTTTAGATTTTGATGGACCCATATAAGGTAATACTAATATTCTCCATCCAGTAGGCGTAGGCATTCTATCTAGAGCAGACTGCTCTATTTTATTTGGATCTAGAACTTTTTCTTTTTCTAGTTCTTCTTTATCTCTATAAGCATTAAGTAATCCAAATACTTTATTTGGTACTTCATTGCCTTCTTTGTTGTTTGCGACTTGTGTCGTCATTTTGCTCCTGTTTATTTATCAGGTTCGAGAGTTCCTGTTCAAATTGTTCACAAAGTTTTACTTGACCTACCATATATTGATATTTCGGCCAGTTGTCAACACCACCTGTAGATGTGATTTCTACAAGCTGTTCCTTCTTTTCTTTGATCATTTTCTTTACTGTTTGTATTGTAAAAGGGTCAATCATTAGATTATCTCCTCCACTAAACAATAAGTTCCATTAGGGGCTATGTTGTATTTTTCCAACAATTCTTCGTAGCTTTTTTCCTCAACTACTTTAGTAGCTAATACTTCTGGGCAAGCCTTCTTTTCAATAATCCCCCAAAGGGTGCATTTAAATTTCTTTAATTCTGACATAATTATTATTTCTTTTTAATCATCCCACCTTTTTTCTTAATAACTTTTCTACCTTTTAAAATATCTTTAAAAGTTACTTTACCATCACCAGTTAAATCTGGAAATCCTTTTCCATTTTTTTTAACCTTACCACCAGCTTTAAATCCTGGTCTTGGTCTTTGTGTATAATCGTTTCTCATTTTAACTCCTTATCCATTTTCATGATTGTTGTTTGTCGGTTTGTTAGCCATCGTTCTTGCAACCGACTCTGCTGAACGACCTATCACATACCCACCAAGTCCAACATTTAATAATGTCCAAACATCGCCAGGTAATTCAAAGGAAATAATAGCTCCTGTGAATACTTTTATAACTGGTCCTATAACATAATTCCAGACCAAAATAAATATTAATACATACATCAATAAAGGTCGCCAAGAGGCTGCAAACCATCCAGCTTTTGCTTCTGCTTCTATTACTCTAGCTGCAGCTTGCAACTCTTGAGTGTGGGATTGAAGCAATTGAGTTTGTAATTGTGCTTTTAATTTTTCTTGAAGATCTTTATCAGGGACAGCTTTTTCAATTGTGCTAAATAAAATTTTAGCAAGAGGTGCCACCGCTCCTAACATTTGGATCATTAAAACACACCTTTAAAATCTGTTCCTTTAATAGCTATTCCTGCTCCTCTAGCTTTGTTCTTGCTAGACTTTACCATTCCACCAGATGCCATCATTTTAGATTTACCAGCTTCTGATAAAGCAATTGCCATTGCTTGTTTTGGATTTTTAACTTTCTGTTCAGATTTACCAATGTTGAGTTCTCCTGCTTTAAACTCTTTCATTACTTTAGAAATCTTTTTTTGTGACTTATCTTTTTTCATAATGTACCTTTAGTGTAAGTTTATGTTCATTGGTAATGAAAACGTAATACCCTTTGCATTAACAGCATCTTTAAAAACTTCTGCTGCTTGTTCTCTACCTAAAGCAGTAACATAAATCCATCTTGCCATACCTAAATAAGCTGCGCCTACTTCAAATATGTCTTTACCTTCTTCTAGGTAAGTTAACATCTCTTCATGGATGTTTGACATCATTTCTTCTACCGCTTTATCTTTTTTGTCCATTATCATAGAATAAATCTTTTAAAAGTATAGTCAATACCTACTGTTGTTTGTTCTTATTAGAAGTTCTTAATTTAGCAATATCTTCTTGAGATTCTATTCTAGCAGCATCTGCCATCATTTTTTGTTGTAGTTTTTGTTGATCTAATACTATTCTTTGTTGAGCTATTTGTGCGTCAGATAAATTATCTTGTTGTCTTATTTGAAGCTCTTTAGCTTTTAATTCAACTATAGGATCTGGTGCAGCACCTCCAGATATTTCTGTAGATTTAGTTTTTACTTCTTGAGTAAACTGAGCTTCTAATTGTGCAATCATAGAAGCTTTAGCAAGTTCAATAGATTGAGGATCCATACCTTGAGTTTGCATTTGTCTTATTTGAACTTCAGCTTGTTCCTGTGCTTTAATAGAAACATGTTCCATAATATGTTTTTGTAATTTCATAGCTGCCATTGCATTAGCCATAATCATTGGACTAGAGCCAAACACTAAATGGGCTAAGATATGTGCATCGTGATTTTGACCTGGGAATGCATATAAGTTTTGTTGATCTTCTAATGAGTCTGCATTTTCAATTGCTGGATCTTTTGGTTTAGGTTGCTCTTCTTTTTTAAGAATATTATCTATGTTCTGTACTCCCATGGATTCATACATTCTACGATATGCTTCCCTTAAGTTATGTAATGCAGGAGCAGATTGAGCAAGTTGTAATTGAGTTTGTGCCATTGTTACTCTTTGCGATATAGAAAATATATTTGGATCAGATACTGGAATAACATCTACTCTACTATCAAAGTCTGTTTGTTTAATATAACGATCTCCACCTACAACTTCGTAAGGGTAAACGGGTGGAAGATATTCTGAAAATACTTTTGCTAATAATTTAAATTCTGTTTTTAAAGAATAATGTAATCGTTTATGAATTGCAGAGATAACACGAGATCCTTTTTCTAGAAGAGCAATCGTTGTTCCAACGGGTGCTTGTGAATTAGAATCAGCTGTTGGTAGATCTGCAATAGATGCAAATCGTTTACCTGCTTCTACTACAAAAGATAATAATGAATATAGTGTTTGAGAAGGTTCTTTAAATGGAAGCGTCATAATAGAGGCTCTTAGATCTCCAGCTGGAGCATCTACATCTCTAAACTCACCTGGTTGAATTGGTTCAGCATCATCTCTAACTCTAAGCCCTCTTGATTTAAATCCTGCTGGTAAGTTAGCTAATGTACCTGCATCTAATAATTGTCTAAGCACGGAAGTGGCTGTACGTGACAATCCACCAATCATATGAATTAAACCAAATCCATAAAAGCCTAAACCTGGTAAGAATTTATAATGAACAAAATATTGTCTTTTCTTTTTAAAAGGATCATCTTCACTATAGTTTCTATAAATAGATAAAACTTCTCCACTGCTTTCTTCTATGGTAACAATATAAGGAACTTTAATTCCTGTCTCTTCTCCATCTTCATCCTTATCACCAAATCCTTCTAGATCTAATAGTGTATGCATTTCATATAAAGTAACTTCATCAGAGTCTCCGCCAACTTTT